TCTACCTTATCAGCTATCGGCAATAAAACTGGCGTTGGCCATCACTATGAATTAAATTTTCATTCAGCACTAGCTGCCAACTTAAGTGATCCTGCTTATCAACCGTGGACTCCACCATATTTCTATGGTAACAGCCATATTACTCTTGCCTTTAAACCAAATTCAGCCACTACACCGATAAGTGACGCGTTCCAGGCAATTGAAACTAGCTCATATTATTTTGAACAATATAATATAGAAGATGGTCTTACACCAAAAATACCCACAACAGCTTCAACAGCTCAAGGTTCTTTCACAAGAATGAAGATTGATGCCAGTATTGATATTTTTAATGAATTGCTGGAGGTCGAAGACCCGACTTACCACTCAGATAAAATTAAGAAAATATGGTATGCAATGCCAAAGTGGGTCTGCCCGGTGCTTGATTTCTCGTCTTCACATTCGGGATATTATGAAACTGTCGGATATACAAACAATAATGAACGTAAACTTAAATTAACAACAATAAATAATCCATATCACGATGAGACAACGGGTAAGTCGATGTGGGGTGGCTATGGAACAGACCCCTATGATCCTTCTATTCTTACTGTCAACTTAGCTTCTGGGGCCCCCCTAAAATCCGATAAGGGAATTTATTTTTCATTGGCTCCGACCTTCCCGGGCATAGGCGAGGATACACTAGAAACAGCCGGCTTCGTAAGCGGCCTAGAAAGCGATGAAGGTTACTTTGTAACAAAAGAATCAACAATGGTGAAGCCGACGACTGGTTCGCTAGCCGAAAGATTAGGCCTAGGCGGCGAAGGCTCAGCCCAAAAGAGCGATATTAGATTTGAAATAGGCAAAATGGCTAGCAAAAAGACAATACGAGAAGCCATAGCTATAGTTCCTTATTTCGATGAACCAATAGATTTAGCTTTTATAACAGAGGCGTATAATCAACCGGTTGATGAAGCAACTAATTTTTCAAGCAATTTAAGTGTTCTTGGCGGTATTTTTAAAACAAGACAGATAATACCAGGCAAACACTTCTTGGGAATACATAATTTAACTTTCGAAAAAATTCTCAATGTTATATTAACAGAAAAATTCTATAAAGGTAACTCGCTTAAATACAAGCAACTAACTGAACATTGGCTCACACAAGAAAATAATAATCAATCTACGCTTTCTAACGCTCTAAGTTGCGACGTTGGTAATATGATTTCTACACTAATTGGACACACGCACGTACCAGGCTCTCGTGGATACCAGCTACCTCCGGAATTTGACTTTATTCATAATAAAGATATTGGGCCATTCCAGATGATGATTGTGCCTTTCGAACATCAGCTAAATAAACAAGATTTAATTAATATTTACCAGGGTATAATGCCAGATATTAGTTTGAGAGCAGAAAAAGCATTTAGTAGTGTGGTCACACATCCAGGTACCGAACATGCCATAGACGATCCTAATTTGATACCTAGCTTTATAAGACCCGGGTCTTCTACAGTAAGCCGCATAATGTTAACGGACTTTAATCTAGCAAACTTCCTTTCACCACTACCATTGGTAAGAAGAAAAATGATTGAGCAAGTATTAACAGCCGGCGGGCAAGGAAGTGTAACTTCAAAGCCAACAGGTGTCACTACTGCAAAAGAGTTTTATGAAAAAATGAAATTTATGGTTTTTAAAATTAAACAAAGGGCAGTCTCTAATTATAAGAGATACAAAGAGAAAAATCTTTCTATGGTAATAGAGAGCAAGATACTTCCAGAATTAACACAGGGTGATGACGTGTCAATAAGCAATTTAAATGATTCTTCAAATGTTTTTGCTGATGAAATTTATGGTCCGAACTGGCCATATGATAATTTCTCTTTGATAGAGGCAGCGAAGATGGATATAAAAATTAAGGTTGATTAGTAGTGGAATTTTTTGATAAAAAACAAGATGTTATAGACTTACAAATGACTCAATTTGGTCGTTATCTTTTGTCACTTGGCAAGTTTAAGCCTGTTTTTTATTCTTTTCATGATGATAACATACTTTATAATGTAGAGAGCGCTGGTATCTCTGAATTACAAAGTGATTCGCAACCACGCATAAAAGAAACACCAACACTACAACCTCAGATTTCATTTTCTTCGCTAGACAAGCAGTTTGATGGTGCTTACAAAAAAATTCTTATGGGCAAAGAGAAGCCGGGATCACAGGCCCTGCAGCCAACCGCAATAAGAAATTATATGTTTTCTTCCCCGATAGGTACAAGTGATATAAATTCTGATTATGCGCCGGCTTGGGGTTTGATGTTCCTCCAGGGCCAATTAAGTGGCTCAACGGGCTATACAGAACTAGTTGGGAAGTCGGGGGGCAAGAATACTTTAAAGATTTCTCAACTTGAAACCGAAGTGACCATTGAAACAACCGATATTGAAGAATTAACAGAAAATATAGAAGAGGAGTTTTTGTCAGATTTTGCTGTTCTAACTAGCGAAGAAGATATGACAATATTGTTGAAGGTCGCTGAAGAAAATGCACCGTTTCAAAAGAAAAATTTTGATATTGAAGTTTATGAAATTATCGAAGAAGTAGAAGATGGACTTGCCATAGAAACTTTAAGACCATTATACTTTTCCAAAAAGCAACAAGACCTCACAGAATTTGATTTTATTAATGAAACAATACCTGATTTTGATGTGACACATGTACAACATTACTTTGACTTATTGACTGATGATGAGATTGATGATGAAATGTTGTGTAAGTACGACCCAGTTCAGGTGAAGATGGGTGTTTTTGCCGATAACAGAACAAAGCTTTGTCAAGACGTTCTTAATGAAGAAGGAAAGAAAGTATTTGATATTTATGAAGATGAATCAGATAATCCAGGTGAGGTCTGTTAACTATGGCAAATGAATGCAATATCATGGATATGTTTGTTGGTGATTTATTGCCTCAAATCTATTGTAAGAAAGTAACATTAGAAAACCATCCAGACGACCCAGAAAAGAAATCTAAAGTAACTCTTTTACTAGAAATGTATGAAGAAAGAGATAAGTTAAATAATGCTGGTTGGTTGACTAATATAAATATTCCTGGTGGTACTAATATTTTAGATTCGCTTTATATTAATTATCACATGATTACCGACAGCACTAATCTTGAAAAATTAAAACCCAACACAGATCCAGAATTTAATAGTACGGGCAATCTTTATGTCTTAAAACAAAACAAACCTGATTGGAAATATATTCAAGGTTTACACTCGAAGCTGTGTAAGTTTTGTACTGCGAAAATTCAAGTCGCAGCTTCTTCTTTATTAGGTGATTTCAAAAAAGGCGATGTTCTGAGTGGCCTTGGTGGAAAAATGAGAGAAGAGTATAAAAACGGAAAATGGTATTATATTATTCCGTTCAAGCTTCTCCTCCCGTGGGAATTTGACTTCACCCCTCAAAATATGGGAATTATACTTTACAGCTACTTGGATATGGCGACTTTATTTCCAGAAAAAGTTAATGATCCCTATGTACAGAGTTTGAGCCTCGAAGGCCCAGTTAACACAGAGATTATATTTGATGGCGGCAACCTAGCAACGACAAGACAAGCTTTTATAGCACCCGGAGGCCTTCTTTGGGAAGGCGCGGTTCACTATCACGGAGACAGCAACCCGGCCCCTGATGGATATAAAGGCTGGATGGCTGGCGATCGCCACAGGGGAGGCACGGATCAACTTAAATTACAGCTTCTAGAAGTTCCAAATACCAAGATAACAGACTTCAGAGATTCTTCTATAATTATGCCGAATAGCCAGGAAGATAATGTTCTTGGAATGGGTAAAGACTCCATAATAGGAGTTGGGCCAAATTATGAAAAAGCAGAAGCAATCATTGGCGGTATTTTAAGTCCCTTCCAGAAAGAAAAGAAGAAGGATTTTATTATTGATAACGATGATGAATATTCTAAATTATATCTCTCAAGAGACAGAAAAAATAATGCTCATGGCATGTTTTTTATTAATTTTAAAAATTTATTACAGAACAACTCTTCCCTTTATCCTATTTTGGGCAAGAAATATCAACAATATGGTGTCTCGACTGAAGCCGAGACATTACAAGAAATTTTACAAGAATCTAAAATACTTGAGTTAAGAGTATATCGTGATAGAGTTAGGCCTGTCAACTTGAGACAACCATATAAGAAGTTTTCAGATGGTGAAATGTTTGAGGAGCCATCTCGGTTGATTGGCACAATCTTTGATATAAATAATTACAAAACACCTAGAGAGAACTACGAAGCCGGGAAAACATATATTAAAGAAATCAGTTTGTCTTCTAAAGTTGAGTCTTACATGAACAGATATTTTGTTTTTTCTGATTACGAAGTTGGCTCTTACGATGCCGGCTTATATCAATACCGTGTTGAACTAGATTTTGTTGATGGAACAAAAGTTTTTATCAACAAACTTATGGATGAGTTAAGACAGATTAAACTTGAGATGGAACAATATTATGAATTCGCGATATCAGGAAGAAAAACTAACCTAGATTTTTCGTATAAAATGAGTTATTCTTCTGAAAGCGGTACAAAAGTACACTTCAAGCCTTATTACGATGATACTTATAAATCTTTTAATGATGAGTTTCTTGTCGATGCTACATATAATTTTGCTACAAAATTAAACATAGTACCCATATGGCAACGCGCCGCCGAATGGATAATAAAAACGTATTTATACTTTATAGAGCAAGAAGCCCACGGCCTATCTATATTATCTTGGGGACTTAATTTAGCTAATATGATAAGTCCGACAAGCGGCACACCAGAGGGAATTAATTTTTGTATAAGGTTAATAGATTCGATAGTCACAAAAATTGATAGTATAATTGGTTCAACAAAAACGAGCAGTAACAATAATTTAAATGATAAAAGTTCTGTTGACGACCAATCATATTTACCCGTCCACGCTTATGAATCCAAAGTCAACACGAATAACAGTGTGATATACGAAAAACATTCTTTTGATAATGCTGGGGAAGTATTCGACGCAACAATACATGAGGGTATATACGCAGATTTTCTTTCGGTTGGCACAGAAATTCCACTAGTTTTTAAAGGCTTAAGAGGCGTAACTCCGGAGTATTATAAGAATAGGGTGCTTCTCGAATCGGCTAAATTCTTCTCTACTGGTAAATCAATGGAGAGCCTTTACGAAACTTATACTCCGCCTTTCGCCACAAACACCCAAGATAGTATAATAAAAAATGCATTTGGGTACCTAACTCCTTCGGAGGTTAAAATATCTGATTCGGCTAAAATAAATAAAACATTTAATTTTGTACAGAAATCTTTTAGCAACGCTGCTTATACTGCTTTGGAGCCCGGCAACTTAACAAAATTTTCTTTGCTTTCGAAAACTTTTTTAAATCACAATAATTATAATAGCTTGATGGTCAGTTTAATAAACTATGGCTTAGACAAAGAAAGCGATAGAAATGTTGATGTAGTGGCCCCGCCATTTGCTTTATCTGGTGACGCATCAGATTCGGAAAAAACCTACTTTCAACTGGATAGTGCCTATAGAAAGCTCTTTGAGGAATTAAATGTAACGTTACATGATGTTAATAAACATGATAGTTTTTTTAATCCTCGCCGTCCAAAATCAGAAGATCCTAAAATTCCAGTGCACCCTCTAAAGAGGGAATTCTTCTCGGAAGCACTCGGCTTATCTACTTTTTATTTTAGAGACTGTCTTTCAAACGAAAATCAAAAAATTATAAGTTTCCCGCCGGGAACTACACAGCCATATCCTTATAGTGAGAAATTACCAAATAGTTTTAAATCTCGGCAGATGTTTAATATTGGCTTGACCGATAGAATTTCTTCTGAAATGAAGGAAATATTTAATAAACCAGAAGAAGATCATTATGACGCTTTTAGATTTTTTAATTTTAATATGACAGCTATTGTTGAAGTGTTTTCTGGCACGGCCTCTCATCCATCGGATGATTTATGGGAAACTTTAAATGCCGATCATGTGTTATCTTTGGGCGATTTTGATGTATTGTTTTGCAGGCTAAAATATTATGATATTAAACTGCTTGGCAAGCTAGACATGCCAATAATAGATGAATATTTTCTGATATTCAAGGGAGCTGTTTCCATTCCCCAGCCATCGTTACCAGTGCAGATGATTTCGATAAAAGATGTTGTAGAAAAAAGTAATAAAGTTGGTACTTCGTTCATGAATCAACAGGCTAATGCAAAATTAAATGAGGTAGCAGCAACTTTGGCGAAGGGGGTTCTCCCCACTTCAAATTTGTCAGTTACTCCCACTTCCACAGCAGCGCAAAATACTTCTGGCGATATTAATAAAGCCCCCGCAAAAACAGGCCAAGCCGGCCCACAAAATATTGATTATTGATGACGCATCTATTTATAGAGAGTACATATTATGGCTGATTTCGAGCTAGTAGGAAAAAAGAAAAAAATAATAGATGCCACTTCTTGGGGCTCACCACCGCGTTTATCTAATCACGGAGGCCCACAAGGAGGCACAGGTGCCTCCCCTATAGGTATGTCTTCAGACTTTGTGGAGATGTTTCAACACGGTCTTCGGAGACATCCTTTCCATGAGATTATAGACGGTAGGATGGTTTTTCTGGAAAAAGGAGGAGAACCGCTCCGCGATACTCTAAGAATATGTTTGGGCAAAAATTGGGATTTTATAAAAAAAGATGCATCTTCTGATAAAAAAGAGCTAGGAAATAATTGGGCGCCCCTTGCTGTTTGGTACAACAATGGTTTAGAGCTAGAATATTGTGACCCCAACCCCACAGAACTTTATATAGATCCTGCTGCTTTTACTCTTCATGGCGCCGACGTCGATGCGTGGATAGCTGAAAACCCACATTTGATTGATGAAAGTGGCAAACTTACTGTGGAAGGAAAAAAGCCGGCATTTTCCCTTACAAGCGAACACCAGGCAGTACCACCACTAGCCTATACTAATGGAATGGTGACAGAACAGAAAATTGTTATAAAATGTGATTTATCTAATGAAGTTATAGATGAATTTGAAAATAATCCAGATTTTGCCCCAACCCAAGAAAAATGGATGTTCTTGATGAAGGCCGGCCTAAAGGGCGTAGACGGAGAAAAATTGCATCCTATCGTGACCAGCCCTCGTAAAGTGTTTTCTGATTTATATCATGAGACTAGTTTACCTTTTACTAAAAAAGAACTGGCCTCAAAACAACCTGCTGGCAAGGCTTTTTTTGCAGATGTAAGAACATACTATAATGAGAGGGTTGGTTCAAGCTCTAGATCCGGTGGCAGGAATATGAGTTTTGAAAATAGAATAAAAGCTCCCAGTATGCACAATTCGATTCCTACTATATATGGCTTTTTAGATATATTATATAATGAACTTGATGTTGGGGAGTTGTATCAAAAATTTGCTGACTATGGAAGCAACCTTACACCGGCATTGGTTGACCAGCCTTTTGGTATGCTCACTACTTTTTGGGGAAAGATAAGTAAAGAAACGATAAAAAAATTCACAAATATAAATTATGACAGAGACGATGTCACTGCGTTTTATGAAGATTACTTTGATGAGTGGGCAGAAACTTCTTCAAACCCATCCCTTTTAGGTGCTTTCTTCGAAGCTCTTGCTTTAAATATTCTAGAAAGGGCCTTCACAAATATTGCTTTTAGCCCAAATGTAGCTAGCTTCGTTAACAAAATTGAGAAATACAAGAATTATTTCCCCTTTTATAGCGAAATTGAATTTTCAGCGAAAATATTAACTGAGATAGGTGATTTAATAAAAAAGACTTATATGACAAAATATCTCTCAACCGTAATAGCTGAAAATTCTACTTATAAATCTGATGCGTGGACTCTAGAGAGAGGCGATTTATTTCCAGAATCAGCAGCAAACGGTTGGATGCGCAATCGGCCTTTTATACAATATTACGAGGAAAAAGTTTATGAGGACACCAATGCAGACTCCCAGCTATCTGTAGAAGAAATGGCTTCACCAATTGCCGGCAAGGGCTTCGCTTACCCCATCGCCACGAATCAGACGGATGTTTTGAGGATTTTTAGAGTTTTAAAAGAATTTGTCGATGACAATCCAGATTATATATATCCAGAAGAAGATGGTTTAGATGTTGACGATATACAAAATTATGTATCTTATCTTCACAACGAGTTGTCTACTGCGCAGGGTGATATAAGCACATGCAACGCTTTTTTCAAAACTATATTTGGCAATGTTTTATTAAATAAAATAATTGAAACTTATAAAACACACAGAAGAAATTATAGCGAGATTTTGCAGGGCGTTCCAGCGTATACAGAGGACATTTTTTATAGAATAGAAAAATTGGTGAAAAAGAAAGGAGAAACATCTTTTCAACATTTACAGAATATTATTATTCCTAATACTTCTGACTTAGATATTGTTAAATATGTCGACACACAGGTAAAATATGCCGACGAAGCTGTTTATAAATATAGGGTTTATGCGGAGAGAATAATATTTGGTAGTTTATATAATTATTTGTGGATTGATCCGGAAACAAATGAAGTACAGACGCCTGATTGGAATTATTTCCCTGGCGACGAGGAGAACTTAGATGTTATTCCAACGCCGACTGATGGTTCAAATTTAACAGGAACTAGCGTCTCTGGGGCCTCTCCAAAAGATAAAAAAGCAGGCATATTTACGGCTACTTTGAAAGTTCGTGTCATGCCAAATATCGCTATGATGGAAGATTTAATTTTTTCGACACCAGAAGTGAGGATCTTAGACAGACCTCCAATCGCACCGGATGTTAACATACTTCCCTATAGGGCGGTCAATAATAAAATTAAAATTTTGTTCAATGGGATGGTTGATCGATATCGTGATTTTCCAATTTATATTAATAAAGAAGTAGATGAAGCGAGATTTAATTTTATTAAAGAAGCACAGTTTTCATCAGATGGTAAAGTAGAATTTGGTTCTGATGATCCAATCAAAAAATTTGAAATATTTAGAACAAAAGTTAAACCAAAAAAATATACTGATTTTGAATTTTATAAAACAGTTAATAGTAAATTCTATGAAGAGAAGATTTTACCCAATACAAAATATTATTATACATTTAGATCTGTTGACAATCACGATCATATATCAAACCCATCAGCAATTTTTGAGGTTGAGTTGGTCGATGAGCATGGTGCGGTAAGGCCTATGATAAGGGTGATTGAACTTGATAAACCGGCAATAAAAGAACATGTAAAAGAATGCCAAAAATATATTTATATTAAACCTACGCCGCAACAAGTGTATACTTCTGGTAAGCAAGGCGTAGATTATATGTTTACAAATAATCAAGGAAACGCCAAAAGAAGATTTAAAGTTAGGTTAACGTCGAAAAGTACAGGTAAGAAGCTTGATGTAAATGTGGCTTTTAAAAAGAAATAAAATACGGTTAAAACATAATTGAAATTATTAACTACTTATTATAACGAGGAGCAAAAATATGGCCTTTTTGGATAATTCTGGAGATATCATCTTAGACGCAGTGTTAACTGATACTGGAAGATTGAGACTAGCACAAGGTGACGGAAGTTTTAAAATTAGTAAATTCGCATTGGGCGATGATGAAATAAACTATGGTTTATATAATAAGACGCATGCTAGTGGGAGCGCTTATTATGATTTAGAAATTTTGCAAACACCAGTTTTAGAAGCATTTACGAATAATACTTCTAATTTGAATACAAAATTAATGTCAATGTCAAGAACAAATATCTTGTATATGCCGACATTGAAACTTAATAAAATCTCTTCTACCCTAACGGATGATAATTTGCAAGTACGCGCCTCCTCCATGTTCCAGGGCGCGGCTGGCCAAGTTGCCACATGGGCAGATACCAAGTTTGTTGTCGCAGTCGACCAGGATACATGGAGTGCGCTTGTGAAAAATGAAGAGGGGATCACAGCATCCACCAACAAACCCAACGGCGCGGATGTAATCCAGGGCTTTGGCGGCGCAACCACGTCTCCCACTGGCGCAGAAATTCGAATTGATCAAGGCATGGATACAGAGGCTATTAGTCCGACAGTAGGCATGGATACTGATTTAGTTGAGACTGCTTATATTGTTGAAATGGATTATCGTTTGGGCAGGATAAAACCGCCGAGATCACAGTCACCGGCCCCTGTTAACTTTATAGACGATGATAATGTTGCTTCTTATTATATAACTGATACTGCTTATGTAATAAATAATCCTAGTGTTGATATAAAAGGTGTTGATGACGAACACCCCAGGGGCCCTCAAGTCTTCGCTGGCCCCCGGGGCACTATTTTTCAATTTAGAATACACGCCTCGGCCGAGCTGCAAAATTCCACATATTTGTTCACGCAACTGGGCTCTTCTGAAGATACAGATGGCGCCGGAAACATATTTGGCTTTCTTGTTGCCGACGATCGCGACGTAGTTGAGGGCAAAACAACTTATTACCTCGACACTACCGTTAGGGTTATTGGGGCGAATACTGGAATCAGAATGGACATTCCAGTAAGATATGTTAAAATAGCATAGATAGGATATAAATTATGGCAAGCACATTTAAAACATTATTAAACGATGATGTAGTAAACACAAGAACTCTTTTACACGAAGCAATTCCAATTACGGGAGCAATTGCCTCTGGCACATATGCAGACAACAATATTAAGACATTTTCTCATGGCATGTTTGAGTCTGTTTATGATTATCCTTATTTGAGTTCTTCTGCAAATCATATTTTTGATTTAACTTTTGGACATAGCTCAAATGCGGCATCATCCTCACATACACAGAATTCTAAAAAACTAAATATATATAACCAGATGGCCCAAGTTTTAATGGGATATACCACAGATGGTCAAATTAGAAATTTTGATTCAGATGGGACTCTTGATGATCTTGCTGGTACAATGAATCATTGTTTCTTTATGAACTTTTCTAGACTGCTTACGAAGGATGAAGTTAAGAAAAATTCTTTTAGACTGGGACTATATGTCGACAACCCACTCGCCGATCCACAAGATGGCACCTTATTAACTCTTGGAGATTTTGACGCAGCAGATGAATACAGAACCTCCCCATCCGGAGACTATGGATTAATATTTACTTCATCAGCTGATGTATCAGATAATACTAATAGCGTTGGTCTAATTTTCTATCAAGCTGGTGTCGTTGTGTTGACTTCTTCTGTTTTCTCAACAGCTGAGTTTGTTAGCGGCGATTTGCTTCCAGCCGCACAAACTGGCTCTACAATAGAACAAATGGCCGATGGTTTCAGACATCGCCTCTATGACATGGATTTTAATAATACTATTGAATTGAATTCAACAATTTATTTCTGCCGTATTAATCATAACGAATTTAATTATAGCGCCAACCCAACTTATGTTTCTAGTAGCAAATTAGTTGTTAAAAACAATGTCAATGATTTGCCAGTATCTTATTTAACAACAGTTGGTTTGTACTCAGCAGACAATGAATTGCTAGCAGTTGCTAAATTATCTGAACCTATTAGAAAAGACCCAAATACGGAGCTTACTTTGAGAGTACGTTTAGATTACTAAGGAGTAACCTATGTCGTCTCACAAGCCCCAATACGGCAACTTTTTCAAATTTGAAAAAGATGATATATTCCACAACAGGCTCAAGACATATCCTGAGGTAGAGTTCTTTATTTATAGTGGATCTGTATACTATAATAATGAGAACCAGAATGCTATGAATCCAAACACACCAAATGGGTGTGTAAATTTATATGAATTAAATGTTAATAAATCAGGTGATCAACTAATACACCCCTTTATAACAAAGGAGGGGTCTTTTACTAATTTTAAAACTATCTCAACGAGTGAATTTAATCATGATTTTGTTTTCGGTGATGTAATATCTGGTTCTTATCCCTTAACAGCTTCTATTTCTGTTGACAGATATGATGCGGTACTGTCCACTGCGAAAAAGAGAGTGTTGTACGCTCTTCGAAATAGTTTAGATTTTAATTCTAAATTGAGCATGCATTATGCTTATTCTTCTGATTTAGGCGACAAAGAAACGCAACCATTAAACTTGATTAGCGTTCCTTCTATTTTTTATGGCTCTAGCATAAAGAAGGGCAGTGTGGTGTTGAAATATTATGTTAGCGGTTCCCTCATAGCAGAGGCCTCGGACACTAAAAGAAATGGAGAATTAATTCAGACATCCGGGTCTTTGACAGGAAGCACGGTTGGTGTTGTATTATACAACGAAGGTTTTATGTTGCTAACCTCTAGCGTACCTATAGCGTTACATACAGAAAAATATTTAGAAGATCCAGTACTTCCTGCAGTTTCCGCTTCGTGGCAATATTTTGGTGTTACGGGATCAGGAGTGGGCGCCCCGTCTTCTAGTTATTCTATTAATTTTAAAGGTATAAACTATATTAATACTTTGACTATGTTTGCGCATGCGAAAGAAAATCAATTAAATTTTTCGAATAATATAACTTTTCTCACTACTGCATCTTTTACCGCCGCTACTTCATCCACGACCTATATCGAGCCAGATAAAGCAGATATAAAAAATATCATGTCCAGCAGTTACGCTACCTATTCGGCTAGCTATCAACCTGTGACTTATATTTCTAAAGTCGCGCTATATGATGAAGATAAAAACTTAATTGCGATTGCTGCATTGGCCAATCCTGTTAAAAAATTAGAAGATCGAAGTTATACATTTAAATTAAAGTTAGATATATAGTATAATTTATATATGATTTTTGGTTTAGACATAAGCACCAGCATAACTGGCATTACTATTTTGGATGATGAGGGCGAAATCATCTTAAACGAAGCTTGGGATACAAGAAGATTTAAGAATTTTTTTGAAAAAGCTGATTTTATAAAAGAAAAAATAATTACTTTGCCCAAAAGACTTGGCCCCAACATTATAAAGGCAAAATGGGTTGACGCAATTTTTATAGAACAATCTTTGCAGTCATTTAGATCTGGATTTTCGTCGGCCAAGACACTTTCAGCTTTATCACGTTTTAATGGCCTCGTCTCATGGCTACTTTATAACCATCTATATACAGAGCCACAATATATTGCTGCGACATCAGCAAGAAAAATATGCGGGATTAAAGTACCAAGGGGCGAAAAGGCAAAACAAGTTGTTATAAAACATATTGTTGACAACGTACCAGATGTTCTTATAGAATATACTAAGTACAACAACCCGAAACCTGAATGCTACGATAAGGCTGATAGTTGGGTTGTTGCTAGAGCCGGCTGGTTGCAATGTCAAAAAACACCAAAATAAATATTTTAAAGAATACACTAGGCGAATATTATAGAAGCAATTCAGAGTATCTTTTTTATTGTCCTCGTTGTGAACATCACAAGCGCAAATTATCAATCAATATTGAAAAAAATATGTTTAAGTGCTGGGTTTGTGATTGGTCTGGCAGGAATATTTATCGTATTATTCGACGATATGGTTCTTTCCAGGATCGCAACGAGTGGAAGAGGTTTTTTGATCAAATAGAGATTGAGAATTTTGCTGAAAAGCTCTTTGGGAAAGAAGAGGTGGAAAAGGATCCCACCCTGCAGCTACCAGAAGGGTTTGTTTCACTCGTCAATAAAAATTTGCCACCGACGTCGCAGTACCCTTTAAATTATTTACAGAGTAGAAATGTAACAAAAACAGATATTATTAAATGGAAGATGGGATATTGTTTCGACGGTCAATATGGAGGCAGAATAATTTTACCTTCTTTCGACCTAGACGGAAAAATTAATTATTTTATTGCCAGGTCTTATTCCCCAAATACTTGGAAAAAATATATGAACCCACCGGTATCGAAAAATATTATTTTTAATCATTTATATTTGGATTTTGATGAAGACATAATATTAGTTGAAGGCGTTTTTGACGCTATTGTAGCGGGTGACAACACGATACCTCTCTTGGGCTCGACTCTAAGAGAAAAACACAAGCTTTTTCAAGAAATTGTTCGCAATGATACTCCAATTTATATTGCTTTGGACACCGATGCCACGAAAAAAGAACTTGAAATTATTAAGTTACTTTTGAAATATGATATTGAAATTTATAAAATTGATATTTCGCCCTATAAAGATGTTGGGGAGATGCCCAAATCTGTTTTTCTAGAGAAAAAACAAGAAGCAGCATTTATCAATTCCACGGACTATTTATTGAGAACAATCGGAGAAATTAAATAATATGCTTCAAAAGTTGAATGAAGAAATCACCGCAGCCGCTATCGCTACAGCAATTATAACTGCCATTACCGAATTCGATATTTTACCAGAATTAGATGTCGATGTGACATCATGGCCGGATGGATCTGAGGGCGCACTAGAAGTAAAGTCCACCGAGGGTCTCAGAGTACGAAATCAGAACGTAGAAGCGCTATTAAAACAAACTAATGAATTACTACAAAATATGCAAGATATTTTAACAGTCCAAGTATCAAAGTTGGAAGATATGGATGTAAGTATTGATGGGAATACTGCCATGGTCGCCCAAACTGCCGGCGGCTCTATTTCGGGTGCAGATATCGAGGCAGCCCAGACAACTTATGGTCGCGCCGCTCCTCTGTCCATCACCACTACCAAAAAAGATACTCCTGAGAAAGCTCCAGAGAAAGAAGATCTTAAAGAAAATAAAAGATCAGAAATCGATTATTGCGATTTAGAAAAAGTTGTGATAGAAGAGCTTAAAACGGTGTTATTAGAATTCTACAATGATGTAAAGAGATAAAAAGTTTATTTCTTGATTTGTTTTTGTTGCTATAATATCTATATGTTGTGTTCTACAGCATATAAGAGGTATTGATGAAGTTTGCACACATAGCAGACACCCACATTAGAAATTTAAAATATCATAAGGAATATCGTGTTGTGTTTGACAGACTCTACAAGAGCCTGCGTCAGCAATCAGTTGATTATATTATTCATTGTGGGGATATTGCACACACCAAAACACAATTAAGTCCTGAGTTTGTGGATATGTGTTCTGGTTTTTTAAAAAATCTAGCAGATATTGCCCCAACATATATTATCTTGGGTAACCATGACGGAAATTTAAGAAACTCTAGTCGTCAAGATGCGCTCACACCAATAATACAAGCATTAAATCACAAAAATCTTTTTTTGTTGAAGGACTCCGGAGAAACTCAGCTAAACGACGAGTTCACCCTCAATGTTTTATCGGTTTTCGACAGAAAAAATTGGCAACCTCCTGTTAACTCGGACAAAATTAATATTGCTTTGTATCATGGCTCAATTAGTGGTGTAAAAACCGATACTGGCTGGAAAATGGAGAACGGAGAAAATGATATTAATATTTTTGGTAATTTTGACTATGGTTTTCTTGGGGACATACACAAAACCAATCAAACCATTGACAAAAAGGGAAAGATTCGTTATCCGGGCTCCATGATACAACAGAACCACGGGGAAACAAACGACAAGGGTTTTCTAATATGGGATATTGAAGACAAAGACTCTTTTACATGCGACCACCATGTTTTAAAAAACCCCAAACCTTTTTTGACGATCAAATTAACCCCCAAGGGCAGATTTCCAAACAAACTTAAGGTGCAAAAGGGCGCTAGAATACGCCTGGTATCTGAAAACAACCTACCTATAGGTGTTGTACGTAAAGCCGTTGACGCTGCGAAGTCGAGGTTTAAACCAGGATCCGTAACTTACTTGAACCGCGCCGCCGGGGAGAGAAAAAACATTGAAGAATTCACCGATCTTCTGAAACAAGAAGATTTAAGAGATATAGCAGTACAAGAAGAATTAATTTCTGAATATTTGGTTGACTATCAACCAGAAGAAGATATACTTAAAAAAATATATGAAGTTAACAAAAAATATAATGCGGTTGCTGAGCGTGAAGAGGAAGTCCAGCGCAATATTAATTGGAAATTGAAAAAATTAGAATGGAGCAATTTATTTAATTATGGTGAAGATAATTCAATTGATTTTGGAAATCTAAATGGAATTGTTGGTGTGCTTGGAAAGAACTTTTCTGGGAAATCAAGTATTATCGATAGTTTGTTATACACAGTTTATAATGCTACTTCTAAAAACAATCGAAAAACAATTAATTTAATTAATCAAGATAAAGAAACATGTCGAGGATATGTTGAAATTGATGTTGGGTCGAAAACTTATAAAATTGAAAGAACAAGTACTAAATATAAAAAGAAATTAAAGGGCAAAGAAACTCTAGAAGCTAGAACAGATATTGAGTTTACTGTAACTGATAATATCGCCAGAACTACTCACTCCCTTAACGGCATCACGCGAGTAGAAACTGATAAAAATATTAGAAAAATATTTGGCACAATAGAAGACTTTCTTATGACCTCCATGGCCAGTCAGTTAGATTCTCTAGCATTTATTAATGAGGGTTCAACTCGAAGAAAGGAGATTCTTGCAAAATTTTTGGATTTGGAATTATTTGATCGAAAATTTAAAATGATAAGAGAAGATTCGGCAGATCTCAAGGGCGCCCTCCGCCGCTTGTCCGACAGGGACTACGATCAAGAACTAAAGGAAACTAGAGAAGATCTTGCACGCTCGGAAACAGAATTATCTTTAAAAAATAGAAAGTTTAGTGAACTGGAAGAGAATATTGGTCAAAAATCAGGAGACCTGGAAACAACAAGTGATCAAATTAATTCCATTCCAGCAGAAATAATTGATATTAGAAATATTAAAAAGCAGATTAAAAAAAGCCAAGAAGAACTAGATTCCCTTCTAGAAGATAACAAGGGTAAGCAAGGAGAGCTTGAATGTGAGAAGAAATTTCTTAAGAAGATCGAAAATTTTGTTGATAACTTCGACGTTACGTCTTTTACTGATAAAAAACAGATTGTCGAGGAACATAAACGAAAAATTTTACAAATTGAAAAAGATCTTTCGCAACACGAAAAAGAAAAACAAGTAAATGATAGAAAAATAGAATATTTGAAAAAAATACCATGTAGCCACGCCGCGCGGGCCCGCTGCTTGTTTGTTAAAGATGCTAGAACCGCTATCGATGACACTGCAAGAGTTAAAATATCTGCAAACCAGATGAGTTTAAATAGAAAAACATTAACTAAGAAAATAGAGGATTTAAATCCCAATAAGATTGATGAATACTTAGAAAAATATCAACTGATCTCAGTGAAACGTTCAGAACAAAAGAACAAAATAACCCAATTGGAGCTTGATTACGAAAGAAACAAAACAAAGATTCTCCGTCTCCAGGCCAATTTAAAAACCTTAAGCGCGAAAGAGCAAGAATACGAAGAAAACAAAGAGACAATTGAAAATTTAGAAAATTTATTAGTGAAGAAAGATGATCTTTTTGAAAACCTAAGAAAACTAGAAAATGCACACAAAAAAGACAAATTGAAGTTGATGGAACTATATAAGTCTAATGGAATATTGGAGCAGAAATTTAATGAAATCGACAAGCAGAGGCAGGATTTTTATGATCTCGAAAATGAATTCACAATGGCTGATTTATTTATGCGATGCATGCATCCTAACGGCATATCTTATGATATTATTAAAAGGCGATTACCAGTTATTAATGACGAGATTTCTAAAATTTTAACAAATATAGTTGATTTTGAAGTTTTCTTCGAGAATGATGAAAAAAAATTAGATATATCGATTAAGCACCCAAAACATGATCCGCGCCCAATCGAAATGGGTTCGGGGGCAGAAAAAACTATTGCAGCTATGGCAATTCGCTTGGCTCTGTTAAATGTTACAACCCTACCAAAGGGTGATATATTTATTCTGGATGAGCCAGGTACAGCACTAGACGCTGAAAACATGGAAGGGTTTGTTCGAATTCTTGAAATGATAAAAATCCAGTTCAAGACAGTATTGTTAATCTCTCATTTGGATAATTTAAAAGATGTCGTTGACCAGCAGCTGCTTATTGAAAAAATAGATGGTTTTGCGTATGTAAATGAATAAAAAACTATTTATTTAACAGGAGGTCAGAATGATGACAGCAGTAAGAGCATGGTTAGATAAACATTTAGAAAGATTTATATCCCGTAAATTTTTAGCATGGGGTACAGCAACTTATTTGGTTGCAAGTAATTCACTAACAAGTGAAGATTGGGTTGCAGTTACTTTGGCTTATATTGGTTCTGAAGCACTTGTTGATATTGCAGCTCGCTGGAAACACGGAAGTTGAAATGTTTACTAAAGTTTTCTGGAAAAAAGCGTGGACATGGCTTAAACATTATTGGTATTGGCCTGTTATAATAGTATTATTAATATTTTCAACAGTCGCCGGCGCCAGCTCAAGAGAAAAGTTATTTGGTCTTCTCTCCAAACAAAAAGAAAACTATGAAAAAGAATTACAAATCGTTAAAGAAACAGTTGAAGAAACCGATAAGAAGAAAACTGAGATCTTCACGAAACACATAGAAGAACTAGAAAGAATAGAACAAGAGCACGATATTAAAATAGAAGAGCTAGAAGAAGACAAACAAAATGAACTTGCTAAGATTATTGAAGAAAATAAAGACACTCCGGATAAGTTAGCAGAAGAAATAGCTAGAATTCTTAGCGCAGAATATCATAAGAGTAACAGGTGATTTATGTTAAAAAAAATATTGGTATGTTTTCTCACTATTCTAATAATAATTCTTCCAATTGAAGCAGCTGCAAATGAATTAGAGGGCAAAGTTACCTCTCTTACCTTAAACGAAAAGGCTCCCTATGCTGGTGTTTTGTTAGACCCTATTGCTGCATCAAAAATGATTGTAGATCAAAGATATTTAAAATCAGAAATTGAACTTCAGCTAAGAAAAGAATTTCAGCAAGATCTAGCCAGCAAGAGACTGGCCTTCGATTTACTTAAGGTAGAATACGATTCTTTAAAAATAATACACAAAGAAACTCTTTCCTTGAGAGAACAGCAGATTAATGATTTGAACGAACTCCTAAAGGAGGAGATGGGTGACGATCATACTGAATGGTGGGTCATCGGCGGCGTAGCTTTGGGAATTATACTTTCGGTAGCTGTATTTTATGCAAGTGTTGAAGTTGCTAAATAATGAAAAAGAAAGATATTGATTATGTAGCAAGATTAGAAAGAGCCATAAAAGAAAAATATGGTGAAGACACAATTCAAAATCCGGCAAAATATTGGGATGAAAACAAAGAAAAAGAATATTTGGAGCAACTCAAGGAGTTTGCTGCAAAACAAAAAATTAAAGAAACAATTTCTGGTTTCGATAATGTTGACGGTATTTTAATATCTCGTAAACTAATTAATAAAGAAGTACTTTTAAATTGCCCGACGTGCAAAAATAAAATTAAAACGATTAATGATGATATATTTATCATTAAATATGAATGCTGCAATAAATGTTATATAAAATATGTAGAAGGGCGAGAAAATCGTTGGCTACAAGGATGGAGACCAAAAGATGTCAGAAAAAACACTTAAAGTAATAGAGGGAATTGCCCAGGCAGCTGCTGATAGCTACGACGGCGCCCTGGATGAAAAAGGCGAAGTAATTAAGATTGGTCTTAAAAGAGAAGAAGGCAATCCTTTAATAGATTCTAGGATGATGGATGGTTTCAAGGTACGCTGCAGCGGAACCAATATGATTTGTACTTACCAATCTCAGATTAAATTACGAGATGTATATGCTACCAAGTTCGAAGATGAATTAGAGCGCACAATGGTTAGTATTGTGAAGCACCTTAAAAAGAGGTATAAACAAATTACAGGTTCTGCTCTTGGACTTAAATCAGTTGGAGAAGTCGACGCTTTAGTACAAAAGTTGAATAATAATCTCGTTTTTGTTGTTGCAACAAAGGTATATAAGATTTCTGGTATGGATGCAGAAGATAAAGCACAGCCTAGCGAAGATAATTTGGAGAAGGATTTTAAAAGCTTTCTTGAATTGGGTGGTTGGGGAAAGAAGTCTGCGAAGCCAAAGAATGTGACTCGTCGAACAGAATAACATGTCTTACCATCTTTCGAAAGAACAGATTGTAAAAGAAGTTGTTAAATCTGGCAAAGACCCAGTATATTTTATTAATAATTATGCTAAGATTTCTCACCCGCTAAGGGGTCTGATTCCCTTTAAGACTTATGATTATCAAACAGAGATAATCAAAAATTTTAATGATTTTCGCTTTAATGCTGTGCTAAAAGCAAGGCAGCTTGGCATCTCAACGATAACAGCAGCGTATGTTGCGTGGTTGATGATGTTTCATCGTGATAAAAATGTTTTAGTTATCGCAACTAAATTTCAAACAGCTGCAAATTTAGTTAAAAAGGTGAAAGCCATACACAAGCACCTTCCAGATTGGATGCGCATATCTGATATTGTAATCGATAATCGAACTTCTTTTGAACTGTATAATGGATCTCAAATAAAAGCTTCGTCGACTAGTGCCGATGCCGGCCGATCTGAAGCTTTATCTTTTTTAGTTATTGACGAAGCCGCACATGTTGAGGGGCTGGAAGAATTGTGGACTGGCTTGTACCCGACATTGAGTACGGGCGGCCGCTGCATAGCATTATCAACTCCGAACGGTGTTGGTAACTGGTTTCACAAGACTTGCATCGAGGCCGAATCTGGAGTTAATGATTTTAACTTGGTAACACTTCCGTGGGATGTACACCCCGAAAGAGATAAAGAATGGTTTGATAAAGAAACTAAAAACATGTCACGTCGACAAATTGCTCAAGAACTCGAATGTAATTTCAACATGTCTGGTGAAACTGTTTTCCACCCAGAGGATATGGAGTGGATTGGAAGTGTGCTGTGCGAGCCAAAATACAAGACTGGTTTTGACAGGAATTTTTGGATTTGGGAAGAATATACTCCACAAAATTCTTACATGTTAGCAGCTGATGTGGCCCGCGGCGATGGCGAAGATTATTCTACATTTCATATTTTTAAATTAGAAACTGATGAAATCATTGCCGAATATAAGGGCAAGCCGACTCCTGATATTTATGCCAACATGCTTAACGAAATTGGAAAAGAATATGGAAATTGTATGATTGTTATCGAGAACAATACAGTCGGCTGGGCAGCTTTAGATAAATTGCAAGAATATGGATATCCAAATATTTATTTTTCTAAAAAGTCGACTCACGAGTATGTTGACCCACTTATGGCCGGCCATTCCGGAATCGTACCTGGTTTTACTACATCACAAAAAACCAGGCCTCTAGTTATAGCCAAAATGGAAGAGTTTGTTAGAAATAAACTAATTAAAGTTAAGTCTAGGAGATTATTTAACGAAATGAAAACTTTTGTTTGGCACAATGGAAGACCGCAAGCAATGAAAAAACATAATGATGATTTAATTATGGCATGCGCAATTGGGTGCTGGGTCAAAGATACAGCATATTCTATTAACCAAAGAGACTTAGATTACCAAAAAGCTTTTTTATCTTCTGTAGGAACATCGAATAGATCATTGAACACATCAATACCAGGTATGTTATCATATGAAAAGATTAAAAGAGAAAATAATCTTGAAGAAAGAAAACAAGAATATGCTGATTTTACTTGGTTGTTAAAAGGATAATATATGCCCCCTAGAAATCAAAACAAAAAGAACCCTAGAAATCCTAAAAATCCGCTTTTTAGACAATTAACTAAATTATTATCCGGACCTCTTGTTAGATACAGAAGGCAGGATACAAAGCAACTAAAAAGACGTCAATTAGATAAATATAAATCACGTTTTCGCTCAGCTAGCGGCCAAGAATTTAAAATGTCAGCCTACCAGGATGTTTATGGCGCCCTGCAGGTTGAGTATTATTCGAATCAGAATAGATTAGATAGATACGTCGATTTTGATCAGATGGAATATACTCCAGAAATAGCTTCTGCACTAGATATTTATGCTGACGAGATGACCACTTCCTCGTTATATACTCCTTTACTAAATATTATCTGTAGTAACTCTGAAATCAAGTCAGTTTTGGAAACTCTCTATTATAATATACTAAACCTTGAGTTTAATTTATATGGTTGGAGTCGTTCTATGTGTAAGTATGGAGACTTTTTTCTTTACTTAGATATTGAAGAGGATGAGGGAATTAAGAATGCCATCGGCCTTCCCCCAAATGAAATTGAACGTCTAGAAGGAGAAGATAAAGAGAATCCAAATTATATACAATATCAATGGAATACTGCCGGTTTGACATTAGAAAATTGGCAAATGGCGCATTTTAGAATTTTGGGAAATGACAAGTTCGCACCGTACGGTACATCAGCACTAGATGCTGCTCGAAGAATATGGAGACAGTTGACTTTATTAGAAGATGCTATGATGGCATATAGGATTGTTCGTTCTCCCGATCGTAGGGTTTTCTATATTGATGTTGGCAACGTACCCCCCGAGGATGTTGAACAATATATGCAGAAAGTTATGACGCAGATGAAGCGAAATCAAATTGTTGATGTTAATAGTGGTCGCGTCGATTTACGTTATAATCCTCTGAGCATTGAAGAAGACTATTATATCCCGATCAGAGGTCAGGCCTCGAATACCAAAATAGAGAGCCTCGGAGGCGGGAAATATACCGGAGACATTGAAGATGTTAAATATCTAAGAGATAAACTTTTTAGTGCATTAAAAATACCTGCTTCTTATTTGTCTAGAGGAGAGGGGGCCGATGAAGATAAAGCAACTTTGGCGCAAAAAGATGTTAGATTCGCTAGAACAGTTCAGCGACTGCAGCGTTCAATCATTTCAGAGCTTGAAAAAGTAGGCGTTATACATTTGTTTACGATGGGATATCGTGGAAATGACTTATTATCTTTTAAGCTGGCTTTAAACAATCCTTCAAAGATCGCCGAGCTACAAGAGCTTGAACACTGGAAGGCTAGATTTGAGGCAGCTGATGCAGCCAGCGAAGGATATTTTAGTCGTCGTTGGGTCGCACAGAATATTTTGAATGTTAGTGAACAAGAATTTGGGAGAATGCAAATTGAAGCTTTTTATGATAGAAAACATGATTTCGCTTTGGAACAGGTTGGTGAGGCTGCAGCTGCAGCCGGCGGAGGCCCCAGTGGCCTAGGCGGTTTAGATGACCTAGGAGCCGGCGGAGAAGAAATGGGTATGCCTGGTGAGCTGGAAGGCGCCCCTGAGGAAGGTGCACCCGAAGAAGGCGGGGAGGAAGAAGCAGGGCCACTCTTAGCAGCTACAGAGGCGCCATCCCCAGCCGAAGCTCCGGGAAACCGTGATGATTGGCCCTATACTGGCCGGGATAAATTTGAACGTCGTAAAACTACGACTCCCAGATCACATGGCTGGTATGAACCTAAAGTAAGCGATAAGCGAAAATCTTCTGGACCACGCCGGCGCTCAATGCTTGGAATGGTGGGAGCAGAATTAGGTAGCAATACTTCTAGAAATACTCTGAAAGGTTATTCAGATTTGAAGTTACTTTATAACCTTTCAGAAGATCTGGAAGCTAATTATGATGAGGAAGAGGCCAAACTATTTAAAGAAAGTCACGATATCAAAGTTTTGATTGATTCTTTGGAGAAAACAACTGATGAAACTTAGTCATAATAAAAAACGCAATACTGCTTTGATTTACGAAATATTAATTAAAGAATTAACTAAATCTATCTTACACAAAGAGAACGCTAAAAAAGGTACGGTTATCAGCATACTTAAAGAATATTTTGGAAAAGAAAAGATTTTGAGGAAAGAAAAAGAGATATATGACTCCTTTTCAGAAATTGAAGATTTGCCACAAAAAACTATAGAAAAATTAATAATTGAAGCAAAAAAACAATTTAGTTCAATTAGCAAAAAAGAAGTTTTTAATCAACAAACTAACCTGATTAACAAGATGAATAAGACTTTAACAAAAAATATTTGGAAAACTTTTGTTCCCTCTTTTAAAAGACTGGCCACCATTAACCAGATATTACAAGAAAATTTGAACCCCAAAAAACAAATATTGCTTGAAAAAAAGTTTTTAGACTCTTTTACAACAAAAACAGAAGAAGATAATGGAAAGTTTCCTAAAATAAATAATTTAGCTATGAAAAATTTTGTTGAAAAATTTAATGAGCAGTATTCAGCAAACTTAAATGAATCGCAGAAAGAATTTTTAAATAAATATATTACATCATATATGGATAATGGTTTAGAGTTTAAAGCGCTTTTGTACGAAGAGATTACACGCCTCTCTACTACGTTAAAAGAGAATATATCTTCTCAAAATCATGCAACAAAAGAAAAAATGCAAAAGCTTCTGGAACGTATTTCAAATTACAACCAAAGAAAACTAGATAAAAGCTTAGTACTTGAAATATTCCAAATACAATCATTGGTTAGCGAGATAAATAAATAATGCCCATAATCATTAAAATCGTAGAAGAACCTTCAATTGAAACAATCCATCTTAAAGCCAAGAAGACTATTGATGGAAATATAATTATTGTTGATCATCCCGAGATTGATATTATGATTTTGCCAGCTCAAAAGAAAGTAGTTGCTTTGCCAAAAGAAGAGTTAGATGACGAAATACATGAAACTCAGGTTAGATTATTTAAATTTTTAAATTCAAATGGTGTTATAACTTACGATTCTGTCCAAGCTGGAAACTTATTTATGTCGATGGAAGCTTCATATCCTGACGCCAAAGAAGGTGATTCAATACAATATATATTATTTGCAGTATCAAAATTCTTTGATGGAGATTTACCTTTCTACGTAGATCAAAAGGAATTTGAAGCAGAAGTAGAGCGTAATTTACTTGAGCCAGAAATCGACGAATACACAGAGTTCGATCCTGAAAGGTATCACAGCGATAGAAAGGGTACTTTACGACCAGGCGGCCCAGCTTACGGAATAAATTCAATTTATCGTATATAGGTAATTATGGAATTAATATATTTTATCTTGTGTGCTTACGGCCTAACGTACATCCTTGCTTACGGTTCAATTTTTAACTCAATGAGGCCAGCGCATGGCAAACTGGGAGAATTGTTCCATTGCCCACTTTGTCTTGGTTTTTGGGTTGGTGTTTTTTTGTGGGGGATCAATTGTTTCACAGAACTATTTACGTTTGAGTACAATTTAATAAATGGATTACTTTTGGGATGGTTATCAGCCGGGACAAGTTATTTCTTGAGCATGTTATTAAACGATTTCGGCTTAAAATTTAGAAATACAAATGGAGGTGAAGAGAAATGAAACGGCGTAACATTCCAGAAGTTCGTCGCTGCTGCAATGGTAGCGATATCGCGTGAGGGTGAGCCTCACAAATTATTTTTTTTAAAAGGAGATTTAAAAATGGCTAAAGGCGATAAAAAAGTAGTAAAAGAAGGAAAAGCTTCTTCGATGGTTTGGGGAATTAAAAATCCTGGCAAGGTTGCAAATCAGGCTCCTCCTGGTGCTGGCAAAGGCAAGATTGGTCCAAACTTATCAACCAAAACAGTGAGAAAATAATAGAAAATGGCACAACGGCTTTTAAAAGAATATTTTGAGCTGTGCCCAGAAGGTCGATGTCCGGTAAATGTTTTAACCGAAGCCGAAAAAAGAAAGGCTATGGACGGCGCTATCTATCTTGTGGGCATATGCCAGAAGGCTGGTACCAAAAATGGTAATGGACGAGTATATAGTAAAAATATTCTTACTCGTGAAATTAAAAATTACCAAAAAGCGGTGCACGAGAGAAGATCTTTGGGGGAACTTGATCATCCTGATGACAGTGTGATTAATCTCAAAAATGCTTCTCATTTGGCTATAAAGATGTGGTGGGAGGGAGAAAGTGTAATGGGAAAATTTGAAGTTCTCGACACCCCCTCTGGCCGAATTCTCAAAGATCTTGTAAAAGCAAATGTCAAGCTTGGTATTTCGTCTCGTGGTTTGGGTTCAGTTAAAGAAAAAGATGGAAAAACAATTGTTGAAGATGATTTTCAACTTATTTGTTTCGATATGGTCTCTGAGCCCTCAACTCCGGGCGCATATGTACACCCGTCCACAAATATCAATCCAGAAATTAATTTATATTTAAATGAGTCAAAAAAGGATCGAATTGATCACTTGCTAGATTCAATATTGAGAGATTAAAATGAATAGAGAAGATTTTAAAAAAATTCTTAAGCCCCTGATAAGGCAAACAGTTCGAGAAGTAATTCTAGAAGAAGGAATGTTGTCAGGCATCATTTCTGAAGTTGTTCGCGGAATGAACACTGGTGTTGTAATGGAAACAAAAAAAGATTCAGAGCAAGGAAAGCTAGAAGAAGAATATGAGCGTAAACGTCAAGAACGTATTAAACGTTTAAATGAATCTGTCAAAGTGAAGGCTGACGTTTTTGGCAACGTTCCAGAAATAAGGGAGTCATCACCAGGATCCCCGCTAGCTGGCGTTGCAGCTAACGACGCCGGCGTTGATATAGCCGGTATACTGAATATTGTTGACGACAAGTGGAAACACATGATATGAGCAAGGGTAAGAGACCAGTTAACGTGAAAGTTGATATAAGAGAAGTTGGCGGAGATATAAATCGCTTAATAAGAAAATTTATCAAAAAGGTCAAAAAAGAAAGAATAATTGAAGACTATTTAGATAAGAGATTTTATATTAAACCTTCGAAAAAACGTCGACAAGAAAAAATTAAAAAATTTCAAAATGCCAGAAAGGCAGAACAAGAAAGAAATAGAAAACTAAATATAAGGTAGGAATAAAAATGGCATTTAAACCCAGAGAAGCAAGTGACAACGTAACGTTTGCGGGAGCAACACGCGTCGGTTTAAGAAATGTGGGCTCATATCAAGTATCCGGTCATCCTTTTATTACCGGCTCGACAGTCGCAGCTGGTCAGGAAATTCAGATTTCTTTTCCTACCGTAACAAAAAAGATTAATGTTGTAGCATCGGGCTCTTCTGCCGTCGATACCGACGGCCCTATAAGAGTGCACTTTGTATCAACCGGCTCTGTTGGAAAGCCGTGGGAGAACGTTGTAAGTGGTTTGCATTTTATAGAATTAAATAGTCATGAAGATTCCATGGAATTTGATGTTAAGTGCAAGGAAATATTTATTTCCGCACCCGCTGCCAACGTGGGCGGGTTTATGTTATATGCATCATTAACAAATATTCCCACACAATCAATGTATGAACTAACTGGTTCTGGCGTAACAGAGTAGGGGATTAACAATGGGTTTTAAAAGCGGCGGCGGCGGTGGAGCTGGTATACCAGGTGGGCTTGATTCTCAAGTCCAATATAATGATGCTGGTACTTTTACTGGAAGCGCTCGATTAACTTTTGATGACACTCTTCCAGTACCAGAATTATTTGTTAGCGGCTCGCTAAACGTGACAGGTAGTGTGACTGTTAATGGAGTTGGGATTACTGGCAGTGATGGTTGGCACGTATCACCAGGCGGCACCGCAACCCATGTCCAATACAGCGATGGAGTAAATTTTCAGGGAGCCTCTAACGTAACTTATGATGGTACCTCCCTTTCTGTTGCTAACCTTTTAGCTTTAGAGATGGGCCACTGCTCTAGACATGCTACGGGAGCCCTCGACCCAGCCGGCCTGGCTTCAGCAACTGGAATTGGCGACGTTGTTTATTACGGCACAGGTTCTACGGTGCCGCCCGGCACACTTTTCTATCTTAATGCTGATGGTGGGTGGCAAGCCCCAAATGCTGCCGGCACAGGCTCTCTGGGTGAAACCGCCGCTGGGAATGCGTCTCTTCTGGGAATAGCGCTGGGAACTGACCCGTCAACCGACGGGATGCTCCTCCGCGGCCATGTCAATACTGAACTGTTTCCAGGAGTATACTCTGTCCTCGGCGCCTGGCAGACAGGATCAGCAGTATATGTTGCATCTGGGCCTGGTATGTCCGGTGCGATGACAGGCTCAGCCCCATCGGCATCGGGTTCTTATGTAAGAGTTGTCGGGTATTGTACGCCTACTGTGGGCGTAATTAAATTTGATCCGGATTCTGTTTGGGTTGAAATATCTTAGGAGGGCTTTTTAGTGCCGCTAATCAATGATATGACACTCACCCGGGAGCCTTGCCTCGGCGGACCTGATGCATTATTACCGTTGATTTCACCCACGACGGTCTTCACGGCCGGCGCCGACGATAACTGGGATACAGTTATATTACCCTTTACATTTAATTTTAATGGTGGTGATTATACAACGATCTCTATTAACGTTAACGGACTACTCAGTTTTGATGGCACCTTCGGTGTATCTTATAATAATCCGAAATTTAACGGCCCCGACGTTGTAGTTGTAGCTCCTTGGTGGGACGATTTAAGGGCTACTACAGGTACTTCCCAGTATGTTAAATCTGAAGCGTTTGGTACCACACCAAACCAATTTTTTGTTATAGAGTGGGAAGTTGGCGAATATGGCCAAGATGCCGCCAACTACGCAGATCTTAAATTCCAGGTTGTATTATATGAAACATCTAGTAGAATTGAATTTAGATACGCACCGATAGTTGTAGTCGGCTCTCCTGGGCACGCGTGGGGTGCAGGCGCCACTATTGGCGTCGCGGACAACGGCTACGGCCGAAGAGGTTTTTATAATCAGTCATATTACCTCGGTGGTACCATTGATCCAGCAGCGACCGATCTTATGGCACGCGATAATTACTCTACCCCAATTATAATTAATTGGCCAGGAGAAGCAAATAACACCGACCTAGGAGAAGCATACGGCTTCAGCTTCTTTGCGACAAGTAGCGTTCAGCAAATTTATGTTAGTGGTACCACTTGGGGGGTCGACTACACCGCCCCAGGCGATGGTCACATCTTGAATATCCTCGGCACCTCCTGGTCTGATTCAAGAGATTCTTTATCCGGAACCTACGGCACGGACAGCGCCACCGCCGAGGAATTCCCCGCCGCCGCGTTGCACTTCGACGTCCCCGTCGAAGGGTGGCTTGTCTCCCGCGCTTTCATGACTTTTGATACGAGTCAAATTACTTCTGTACCAGACAACGCAACATTGAAAATTGCAGGCTACGCGACGCCCCCCCAGGGCCTCTCGGATCTAATTGTTGTAAAATCATCTTGGACTGGGTCAGCTTTAACACTGTCAGATTTCGACGCTATTACAGGATTTTCTGCTGGTAACACAATGGCAGGAAATGTTACTGATTATTCAATCGCGACTACAACTTGGCTGACAGCCTCGTTGCACGGCGGCTCCACGAATTATAATGAAATATCGCTTAACGCAGCTGCAAGAGCTGATATAACGCTTCTTGATAACTTTTCAATTGTATTAGTAAATTACGATCATGATTACTTAAATGTTGAGCCAGTCTTGGAAGAGCAATCCACCGGAATAGTCTATTCAGATTACAGCGACGATGGAGAATCGTCTATAAAGTACCACCCTCATATATCTATCTTAGCTAGTATTGACCCCCCTTCATATAGTTGTGACGGTGATGACGGTGATATTGTTTATACAAATAAGGTATATAAAACACCAGGCGTAGATATTAAAAAAGTATTTGGCGTTGCATCTGCAAATGTTTTTAAGATCATGGGAAGATAATAAATATTGCTATCTAATTATATGTTAGTGGGAGAATATTAAATGCCATCACAAACAGGACAATTAGCATTTTTAGGAGCAGCAAGATTCCAAGGTCTTTGGAATGCAGGCACAAATGCGGCAACAGGATCTGATTTAGATGGGGCCCCAAGCGGCCCATACAGCAATCTTTTTACAGCTGGTGCTTCTGTTAACGGTGGTTACCATTCTTCAACCAATTTGACTGCTTCTGCTGGTGATTATTGGCAAATAACAGGATCCGGAGCGCATAATGTTGATGGTCAAACTGATTGGGACTTAAATGATTGGGTTATATTTTCTGGCTCTGCTGGAAATCCTGGATGGATAAAACTAGCTTTTGAAGATACAATAGCTTCAATTGTTGTGGGCGATTTATCTTCAAGTTCTTTCCATATGGGCGAAGCAAATGATAAACACGTTATTTTTGCATCTGGTTCCGTTCATAGTGGGTCTGACAACTTTACATATGATTATAATACAAATATACTTTATAGTCCAATCATTTCTGGCTCTTCAAATGGCATTGTATTATCAGGTTCAAATATTACTATGGCATCCGGCCCGGGCCAAGATGCAGTTTTGACCCTCAAAGCTGATGATGGCCAAGATGCAAATGACACAGCGACAATAACACTATATGACGGCGGTACATTATACACACAAGCAGAGGCTGTTTGGTTTGCACCGCAGACTTATTTTTCTGCTATAGCTCCAAGCTACGCGAATATCACGGCGGCCGGCTCCGGCGGTATCAACCTCGAAGCGATCCAAGGTCGTGTTCATGTGACAGCTTCAACTGGCATGTATGTAACAGGAAATGCTGTATTCAGAGACGATGTACAAATTGATGGTGTGTTACACGCTACTACTATTACTGGCTCTGGCGGATCGAATCTTGATTTGTTATCAGATGCAGATATGGTGTTAGTATCGAATGATGGAATATATTTAAAATACGGTAACGATGGCGCCGGAAATTTGCGCATACACGGTGGAGACGGCAGTGAAAAGGTTAGAGTTGATACTGTTGGCAATGTTGGCATCGGAACAACAGCACCATCTCATACACTATCTGTCACGGGTACTATGGCAGTTTCTGGGAATGCTGTATTCCATAACGATGTACAGATCAATGGAACCCTTACAGGCGGCAGCCCACTAGTTGTTAGCGGGGGGTTGAATTTAACAGGCAGCCTAAATGTATCAGGTTCCGCATCTATTTACTATGATGCTACTGCTCTTCCGGCATATCGATATTTAATTATTTCAGGTTCTCATGTTCCTGGTGTCCCTTCTGGTGGGGGTGTAGTTATATCTGGTTCAAATATCATTCAGACTGCTAGCACCAGTATTACACTAAATTCTGATGCTAATATTAATTTAAATGCTGCTGGCAATATTCTTATTGGCGCTGGAACAGATGGCACTATTCAATTTAATGCCGGCAACTCTTCTGCTTTGATGAATTTTGATGAGCCAGCAGCAGGCTACCATCCCAGCGGATCAATAAAAATTAATGATAATATAAAATTATATTTTGGAACTTATCCCGCCGGCCCTGAAAGCTACGTAACTGGTGGTTATATAGAATACAATGCAGATGGTGATCAATATATGGTCATTTCTGGTTCTCATAATGGCATTGTTCTAACAGGTTCTACTATTGTTATTGATGGTACCCTCACCGGCGGCAGCCCACTAATTGTTAGCGGAGGGATGAATTTAACAGGCAGTGTTAATATCACTGGAAGTCTTTTTGTTAACGGTGTCTCAATATCTGGAAGTGGCGGAGGTGGCTCTGGAACTCCCGGCGGTTCAGACACACAAGTTCAATATAACGATTCTGGTGCTTTCACAGGAAGCGCTAATTTAACATTTGATGGTTCAAGCTTGGTTGCAACCGGATCAGTAGAAGCAACTTCATTCTTTACAACCCATGCTGGTTTCTTGAATCCAGTAACTTTCAGCACATCAATTGTTGTTCCCGACGATCACAATGGTGGTCTTTACGGACCATTGGTTTTTAGTGGTGGTAATGATTTAACCATTGGAACTGGCTCCACTATGAGAATATTTTAAAAAAGGAAAATACTTATGAGTACACTATACGTAAATAACATATCACCCCAATCTGGGTCTGAAATCACAATGACAAACACTTTGGTCATGCCCACGCTTCCAGAAAAGATATCTTTTGAATCAGGCGCCGAAGTATGGGGAACCATCACGGCCCTGTCTCAGTCTGAAGGCCAAGGCTTGTTAATCGGAGGGGACGATATTGTCACGCTAACAGGCTCAATGGTGGCAGTCGACGCGCAACTGATTCCTTACCAAGATATTAATATGAATAATTGGGGACTACAAAAAGTAGCAGGTATTACCGGGTTAAATACTACGGGGTCGATTGGCATAACGGGCTCTGTGGAAATTTCCGGTAGTCTAACTCTTAACGGTGACTCAATTACCGCCGGCGGCGGAGGTGGAGGAGATTCAACTCAGGACTTTACCGGCGTTGACCCATATGGTTTCACATCTAATGGCGATATGTCAGGTGACATTATTAAAATTGGAAGCACCACAACTGTATTATCTAATCTTTGTTATCTAACCGATTCTTCTGTATGGACCCTCGCTGACGCATCGGATGTAACTGCCTCTGGGCCTGTGTTGCTAGGCCTAGCTGTCGGAACAAATTCCGGAACAGATGGGATGTTAACTCGTGGATATGCAAGAATATCAGCAGCTCTTTTGGCCGGCACCGCCACCACAAAACAGGGAGATCCTGTATATGTGAGCACAACTGCTGGCGCACTAACATTTACTGCCCCCTCAGCATCAGGTGACACTGTCCGAATTGTTGGTTATCTTGCAAGTCCGGTCAATACCAATACAGATTCTGTTGTTCTTTTCAATCCAGATTCAACTTATGTTGAAATAATTTAGGAGACTGATTATTAATGGCAACACTTTATGTAAGCAAAGCAGGCAATGACTCTAATGATGGCTCAACACCAGTATTAGCAAAGCTTACAATTGGCGCTGCTTTAACAGCGGCTTCCAACAACTGGACTGTTATAATTGGAGAAGGTACGTACAATGAAAAGATATCAACTTCGCTCACTGGTGTCACCATACAAGGTGCGACTGGCTATCCGGAGGATGTTGTAATTCAGTCGGCAATAGAAGGTAGAACTGTTACAATTAATACTGATTGTGTTTTGAAGAATTTTACAGTACTACACCAGCCTCCTGGGGAAGCTGATAGCGCTAACGACTGGGATAATGCCACTTTTGCAGTCGGCGCTGCTAGCGGCAAGATAGTATACCATATCGATAATTGTTATGTTCTTTCATCCAGAGGCGCTATACAAAATTTGGCTGTTGGCTCGACGATTAATCGTGCACGCATTGAATATATTGGTAGTGGATCTGCACCAACACCGACGGCCGAATGGCCTACCTGTCCTCCTGGTACTGCTGCGACCACTGCGGTTGTTGGCACTTATGGTCCCGGGTCGGGCAACGAAAGCGATGCTGTGTGGACTAGTTGTTTATTTATGAATATGCCCGCCCACGACACCTATCGCAGCGGCGGATTTGTAAATTGTACAATTGCATCTCATAATAATTCCGATCCCAACAAGCGCGGATTGTATGCCAATGGCGGCGTAGTCAATACAGTTGTTTTCTATGATACAGCCTCTGCGGCTACCTTGGTTGCTGCCGGTTGTACCACGAGTTACACAGCACACCGCGCCGGTATGGCGATTTATAACGAGGACGTTGCAAATCACTGCATAGTACATGGCTGGTCGGACGGCCAACAAGGCGACTGGGCTACTAATTACGGTCCGGTTGGAACTCGCATATCATGCTTTGATACTAGTAATACGACAGCCGCCGGTGGGCCATCAGCGCTTTATATTGATCACGCACCTCCCAATTATAATTTTAGAATTCGCAGCGGCAGCCTGGCTTATCGTAATGGCACTAGTTCTTATCATTCAGGTCAGACTATGACAAATTATCAAGCAGCTGCATTCCCCACGCATGACTTAGACGGAAAGCCTTTTCACCCTACAACCCCATCTAGAGGTTGTTATGAATATTGTTTTGGCCACACAGCAAGTGGTGTTTCGGTTAGGAGAACAAGTGGTAGTTTAGGCGTTGGATCAACCTACATTAAATCAATGTTGGGTGTTGCAACCTAATTATGTATTGAGGAGAAATTAATGTATGGCAACACGAGAAGTCCCGGGCTCCTATGCAACTATCACATTAGCTTTAGCAGCTGCAGCCAATGATGACACCATAAATATTGCTGCAGGTACGTACGAGGAAGCAATAACTTGTGGAACTCTTACAGGTGTTACGATTCAAGGTGCAACTGAACATGCAGAAAGTATAATAATTATAAGTTCTGGCTCATCGACCGCGACAGTATTAATGAACACAAATTGTATATTAAAAAATGTTACAGTTAATCTTAGTGAGTCTAGTGGCCATACCGCCCCGGGCTATAATGATTTATATGCAATTGATGGAGTTGGCGGAGGAAAAGTTTACCATGTTCAAAATGTACATATTTATTCAAATAGAAATGGTGTTAAAAACCAAGCAGCCGGCTCAACTCTCGATCGTTGTATTATAAAATTTAGCGGTCCACGGGCCGTCAGCAGCGCGGGGGGCACCCCCGGCGACAAGCGCTACGTTACCGTTGGGACATATCCAAGCGATGCTACTTGCACTAGTTGTTTATTCGTCGGTTGGCCCGACGGAGGCAGCTACGATACGCCCGATGTATTAATAAATTGTACATATACTCAAGCGGTTAGTGCATACAACAGCTTTGGCTTTCGCGCTCCTATAATACGAAATTGTCTA